TTTGCTTCAATCATCGACATCTGTTTAATAATTGTCACAGGCGAGATGTATATCTCAAAGAACTCTTCTTTAGTAAGCCCAACCCACTCGCGCTTTGGTGGTGTTATCATCTCAGGTGCGTCGTAAACCTGAATTTGAGCACCATCTGCCAATTGTTTAATTAACTCTGCGTGTTTATGTGGTTTAATTATCTTATTCCCTGTATATGTTCTAAAAACCTCAAATTAACGACACGTTGTTGTTTCATGTTTCTTGCGGGTACAAGTGCTGCGTTAATGTCGTTAAATCGTTTAGCAAGATTAATTTCTTTGCGTGTGGTTGCAAGCATATATTGGAGTTCTTTAGTTCGATATATTTTTGCTCTTGGGTTTGGCTCACGTGGCACATCTTTACCGTCACCTTTAATGTACAAAGCAACCATTGCGTGTACGCCAACTTTTTTCCAACCGCATATGTAAGCAAACTTTTCTAACCTTATTGTTCGAAGTGACTCACCCACATAAGCCTTGCTTGATTGAGTTAATTCTGCAATTTCACTTACAGTCATGCTACGTTTTGCGTCTAACAAAACTCTAGCAGTTTGAGCAACGACTCGGCTATTTGACTTTAAACAATCTTCAAGACAATTAAAAACCAATTTTTTATGGCTCATTTTATTTTTACCTCAATGCTTTGTTTAATTAAATGAACAATCTCGCTACTCATAGAACGAGTATTGGCATCTGCCTGAGCTTTAATTAAGTTGTACAAATCAATTGGCATACGCATAGAAACAAATTTTTCTTTCATGGTTTTTCCTTTAAAAATTTGGTGACTTTGCTAACTGCATCGTCAAATCCGTAACATATAATGACACAATAACCCACAGAGTGCAAATAAGTAATCATTTGTCTCTGTTCTGCTGAAACTTTACCGCCTATGACCCTTTTCATTTCTATCCAAAGCTTCCATTCTGGGATAAATAAGTCAGGGATGCCTGCCACTACCCCTTCAACTTTTAATCGAGCAGCCGTTGATGGCGAACGAGCGCCACCGTTAGGCGTTGCATAAATTAATACGTTTGGGTGCTGACGTCTAAACCATTGCACAAATTGCGATTGTTCAACAAATTCACTTCTAATTTTTGCGACTACCATGATCTATTTAATATCCTAAAAAACTTGCCGTCACGTTTGTATTCAATGCTAGACGGTGGGATAGCATTTTCCATCTGAGTTACCACATACCTAAGTGGGTGATCTGTTTTGTTTATTTCGTTCAAAATAGCACCTGCTTTACTTGCAATAAGATGCAATTTCTCAAGCGATTTGCTACCCGCATAGCCTGGGTTTAGCACTGGCAAATACTCTGTAATAGGTGGGTCGGTTAACTGCCCGTAGTAAGTCACAGCTAACATTTCATTGCCACTAGCACGGCTAACGTGCTGTCGCCAACGCCACTCTGTCACGCTCATGTCAAACCCTGTCAAGCCCATAATGTCGTCTTGACGCAACACCAATTTTTTTTCTGCTGGCGGTGGAAACGCATGACCACAATTAGGGCAAATTGCAACAGATATAGCCACAATCTCATGGCATTCCTCACACACCTTTACGGGGGCTTCACCCTCACCTGAACCGCCTTTCTTGGGTGGATGAACCTCGGTAATCGGCCCGTGCATTTCAACCACACCAGCAAAGTCAAGCACCAAGCAATGATCAGTATGGCTTTTAAGGCGCATCCCACGCCCCGCCATTTGAACGTAAAGACCAGGACTCATAGTTGGGCGCAACATGGCAATCAAATCAATGTCAGGGTAATCAAAGCCTGTAGTAAGCACATTGGCGTTGGTCAATGCCTTAATGCGACCTGCTTTAAAATCATTAAGCATTTGCTCCCTCTCAATTTTTGGCGTTTCTCCTGTTACACAAGCAGCAACAATGCCTTGGTCGTTTAATTTTTTGCAAACGTTGTAAGCGTGGTCAACCCCAGCACAAAAGAAAAGCCAAGCCTTTCTATCCTCGGCTCGTTTAATCACTTCTTTAACCACGGCTAAATTTTTATCATCGTTATTAACTGCTGCTTGTAGCTCAGAATCAATGTACTCCCCACCACGCTTATGAACGCCTGATACATCCAATTGCTCAATCGTGTGCTTGCTTTTAAGCGTTGCTAAATAATTATGCTCAACCAACTCGGTAATTGACACAGGTTCTATCAAAGCGCTAAACAAAGCATCGCCCTCTGTAATTAAACCGTGCCCAAGGCGATAAGGTGTGGCGGTTAAGCCAATCACCCTTAAGCTTGGGTTAATTGCTTGCAAGTCGTTTAAAAGGGTTCTGTAGCCACCCTCTTCTTTATGGCTAACTAAATGGCATTCATCAATAATTACCAAATCGATAAAGCCAATCTCTTTAGCTTTTCTACGCACAGACTGAATACCCGCAAAAGTAATCGGCTCACCAAGTTGACGTTTGCCAATGCCTGCGCTATAAATGCCCAAAGGTGCATCCTTCCAATAGGATTTCATTTTCTCCGCATTTTGCAAAATCAATTCTTTGACGTGTGTCAACATCAAGATGGTCGTTTCGGGCCACGATTGAATTGACTCTTTGCATATCGCAGCCACAATATGGCTTTTGCCTGAGCCAGTTGGCAAAACAATGCAAGGGTTGCCTGTGGGATTGGCTTCAAACCAATCGTATAACTGATCTATGGTTCGTTGTTGGTATTCTCGGAGCATTTTTAAAAAAACTTTGTTTGTTCTTGCTTGGCAGGTGCTGGCTCAAATAGCTGGCCCTGCTTGGTGGCTTCCTCGATGCGCCTGCAAGCAATGTCAAAATACTTAGGCTCGCGCTCAATTCCTATAAACTTGCGGCCTAGCTGGATGGCGGCTACGCCTGTAGTGCCGCTGCCCATGAATGGGTCTAGGATGGCTTCACCACGCTTTGTTGATGCCATAATGCAACGGATAGGCAATTCCACCGGAAATGCCGCAGGATGACCGCTAAGGCCGTTGTGCTGAGTAATACTCCAAACATTCCCCAATCGCGCCATTTCCGGGTTCATGTATGGCTTGCCCTTGGCAAACCAAAACACATGCTCCACTCTTGGCATGAACTTATCTAACCCTACATCGGGCCCGGATGGATAGTGCCAAATGATGTCCTGACGCAAGGAGTAAGGCGAAACTTCCACCACCCAATGCGGCGGGCTGTAAACCATGTCCTTATAAGTGCCTTTGTAATTCCACCAACAGGACGCCCCCTCCCGCGATATATCAAAACAGGCTGTTAGAACCTCTCGAACAAACTCGCGGTAATCATCCTTTGACAGATCATCAGAACAAGACTCATAAGCCAGAATGCGGACATTCCTTAAACCTCTGCTTAGACTTGTTCGATGAAACCCTCCGAAGTTGTAAGGTGGCGAAGTTATCACAGCATCCACCTTGCCCAGCGTAGGCAAAATATCCATGCAATCGCCTAACAGTAGGCGAGCATCACCAATAATTTCTTCGCGGTAAATCATTTTTTACGCTCCAAATAATTGGCCAAATGTAATGCTGATGCAATTTCATTCGTATTTTTTTCTGCGTTTTCTGCTAAATAAATCAGTATGTCTTTTGAAATCATGTTAATCCCTTAAGGTTTAAAATTTTTTGCATTGCGTCTTGCCAACCCTTGCCGACAATAACTGTATGGTCAATTGAGGTAAGGTAAGCAATCCAATCCTTTTGTGCTGGGCTTAAAACGCCTCCAGTTTGACGCTTCATCTCAACCCATGCATTCCATTTAGGTATGTACAAATCNGGCACTCCTGCGCTTGAACCTGTTGCTTTGAGCTTGGCAGCTACTGCTATATGACGATGCCCACCAGTTGGTATGACTAAACAAGGGTTGCCTTCGCTATTATTGGCGAACCAAACGTATAACTGGTCTATGGCTCGTTGTTGGTATTCTCGGAGCATTTTTAAAAAAACTTTGTTTGTTCTTGCTTGGCAGTTGCTGGCTCAAATAGCTGGCCCTGCTTGGTGGCTTCCTCGATGCGCCTGCAAGCAATGTCAAAATACTTAGGCTCGCGCTCAATTCCTATAAACTTG